GGTCTCCACTCCTCACGCTTTTTGATTTTGTTTACTACTTTCTGTGCTTCATGATCACGAGGGTCATAAAGCAAAGAGCGATTGCCAAGGGCACGAGGACCTGCCTCTGACCTACCTTGGAACAGAGCAACTAGTTCTCTACCTGCAATGATCTCTGCTACATCATCGTAAGTTACATCCTCGCCTTTGATTGAGGAGAGATCGTATTCAGGACCGAGATAAAGTGTTCTCATAATGTTCTAAAAGGGCAGAACCAATGGCGAGTCCGCCATCATATGCAAGTGGATCTACATAGAGATTTATGCCACTCTTCAGGAGTTGGTAGTTGGCAATGCAGTTGAGGAAGAATCCTCCTGTCAGTACCACATTCTCCCTGCCGGTCAACTCATACGCCTTCTCCAACATGAATAAGGCATGCTTCTCAGCAGACTTCTGGAGTCGGTATGCTAAGTCTTCAGGGTGGTATTCAATGCCTGTGTAACGAGTAGTGTTACCTTCTGCACTGAGTTCAGTGGAGCACACGCTGTGTCCATTGTGAATCTCGAACAGGTCTTCAGGTGCTGCACCATACGTTGACAGACCCATGGTTTTACCAGCATGTGTCTCATCAAATCCACAGTACCGTGACACCCTGCGGTATGCCTGACCGACGCTGGTCCTGTTGCTGTAGAAGTTTCTACCATCCCAGAAGGAAGAACCTAACTTCTTAGACTCCTCTTCACTCCAGAATGTTGAGTAGTGTTTGAAGACTGACTCAAACTTACCGTTGCTTACATCGTAGATGCTTTCAGTCTCACAGAACTTCCAGTCTTTGTGTGGATGGAGGGAACCTTTGCCATCCATGACAATGACAGCAGCATTATCGAACCCAGAGTTGTAGTAGGCGTTCGCTGCATGACATTCATGATGCCTGTCACGATAATCCTTGAGAGGAAGTCCCCTTTCCTTGACCAGGTCAATGATTTTGTTTGCCTGCTTGGTTCTAAGCAGGTATTTTTCTAAGTTATATTTGGTGAAGCAGTCACTGATGGTGACCACGTCAATAGAATCATCTAAAAATTGAGTCGCAGCAGTGTAGGCAGACCTGTCCCGCTTGACACGACTCAATCTCTCCTCCTCCACATAAAATTGGACCTCCCCATCCTCAAGGATGGCAAGAGATCCATTGTGTGAAAGATTTATTCCGCAGATTCGACCCATTCCAGTGCCTCACTAACAGCAGGGAATTGTTCGATGAAGATCTCCTTACACTCGTTAGCGATGTCCATGTGCTCCTGCTGTGTACCGTTAGCAGTACGCAGGGCAATATAATGCGCCCATGATCTGCATGATCCTGTCATGTACATTTTGGTGGGCGAGCATAAAGGAAGCACATTTCTTGCACACTCCTTTGCCACACCTGCATCCAGCATCTGGTTATACAGTGCCTGAGCAGAAGAGAACAGCGTTTGCATCTGCAACTCTAGTCTCTGGACAATAAAATCATCCAGGTCATCAATAGAGTTCTGTCTGTTCTTTGTATCCTGCCGACGCATCTTTGGCAGGGGAATGTTATCCTTTAGGAGCTGAGTATCAGCGTAGCGTTGTGAAAACTCTTGAAATGTGAAGCTCCTATGTCTCAATATTTGAGCTGAAATTGCACGTGTAGTTT